CGCGTTACTAACCTGCCGCAACCGCTACGAATCCCCTTCGGATTTGTAACTAGTAGCAGTCGCTTGTATCTTGCAATGATACGCGACAGGTGCTCTATATGAATATCTAACCATGAAAACTCTATTCTGGAAAAGAAGAGTCGTCTACCAACAGGTAATACGATCTCGTCTTCTCTAAGAGACAAAAATTCCGGTTAAGAAATTCAGAACTGATCCCAAAGGGATACTACCTGTCACCGCCCTGAGGCGGCCACCCCGGTTGCAGGGTGTAATCACAGTCAATCAGCCGATTGAACTGCTTTAATAAGCTTTATACTTGGTTAATAGTAAAGGAATCGTCCTCTTATTTTAAAACCATAAACGCCGTTTATTGAATAACGGAGTAGTTTTGCATGAAAAATGTTGGAGCATTAACATACCAGGTCAGATTAAAATCTTCACCTGTGGCGACATACTGAAAAATTTGCAATGCGCCATATCCTTGACGGTCACCATCGTAGATATCTAGATGATGTGCTTGGTCACGAAATTGGTCAGCAGTCTTTATACTAGATGCGTCTTCGAATTTCCTATCACTATAATAAGGGAATTCGACTTCTAATGAAGGAACTTCTCTACTGGTATAAGCACAACCATTATGTCCCGTTGGCTGAACAAGGGAATAATTGGCATGCTTAGCAGCAGTTCCTGAGGTAATTACAGTCTCACTTGTACCAAACAAATTCAGATCTGTCAACGCACGAGATACAACCATACCAATAGGATTGGTGTTATGATGATGTCCCAACATATATTTGTATCTGATACCTCCTCGCCTTGCGGCAAATGCAGGAGTAATCCAATTAAGCAATGTTCGACCAGTAATATTATAATTAACTGCTTCGAGACCACCAGATCTTGCCTGTTGATACATTCCATTGGTTTGTGCTCGTCCATTATACATCGGAAAATTAGGCAAATTCAAACGATATCTTGTTGCTTTACGATCTTTAGCGTTATCTTTACTCCTGGCATAAACTGCATTAAGATTGTAACGCTTGAACATGTCACGAAAAGAATCAAATGTTTCTCCGTGATATACAAGGGATAAAGCGTTTGGGGAACTAGGTTCTCCAATGGGTTCTAAAGTCTCACAACCTTCACAACCCGGCTTGGACGATTCAGCACTCTTAGTATTATTAAGAATACCACTTTGCGACCAAGCATTATTTACATTAGAAGTAGTCTGGGTAAATGATCCACCAAATGCCGTGTTCTTAATCATAGTATCATCTGGTACTGCAACTTCATAGTCGCTAGCACCACTGATCCAAGTAAGAATACGAACATTATTTGTAAGATCTTCATCAGGACCAGTCAACTCATTAAGTACATACACGCGCAATTGACCATTTGAATATTCGGATTGGTCGATTGGTTGGGTATTATTTATTCCGATACCTTGACTTGTTGGAAGGTTGGGTACTTTTGCCCATGATTTCTGCTGGAACCAATGAACAGGAAGTACAAAATCTTTAGTTTCCTCCAAATCAATGACACGTGAAAACACTGTGTTGGTATCTGGTATATTAGTACCGGTAAATCCTCGGGGATCATAAACTATAAGTAGTCTACCCCTGTGAAGATCACTGGCATTAATTTGGAATCTATAATTAATACCTCCACGCCAATACTTAAATGGAAAAGTCGCATGTGCTAATGGAGTTTGTAACCATTCGGTTCCATACTCGGCAGTACCATCAGAGCGACTTTCACAGTGACAAGGAGTAACATTAAAAGTTCCCAGTAATGAGTTTTCATTAGCAGTTGCCGTCCAAGTGAGGTAAGTTAATAAACTCGACTTAGACGTAATTGCTTTAATTGAAAGCTCATCACTTAATTGGGCACCTGTAATATTATGATCCACTGTTAATTCCTGTTTGGGATCGTATGCAAGTTTCTCAACAGCTTCATCAATTGAACTGTTCGCGAGAATACCAAACATTTGGTGTTTATAACGGTTAACTGGGGCCAGATTCACTGGTCGTGAAAATCCCCAAAGTTCCGCCAACTTTCCTACGCCGCCAGCTGCCATACTAGTGGCAGTTGCATAAGGTCCTATTTCTGGTACAACACTAAGTTTACCAGCCCATCTAGCTATTGCTTTTGCGGGCCTTGAAATAATTCCTTTCCCATATTCGTCGTTGGCAATCATACCAGATTGAGACAACACTCCTTGAGTCGTTGGCCCAGCCAATTCGACATCAGACATCCATGCCATAACAGTTATATTGATTTGTCGAAAATCTGAAGCTCCCATTGCTCTATCGAGTCGGGCTAAAGAAATCATACTGATTTCGCCCATATCTAAAATATCGGACGCATCAATTAAATCTAAATAATTCTTATCATGGAAAAAAGGAAGTGATAATTCACCCCCTTGACTGATTGTAGGATTCATAATCAAATGCATTCGTTGACTGAGCAATACGGCGCGTTGAAAATAATCCTCGGTAAGATTGGTATTTCCTCCCACGAAATCATAACCTGTTCCTTTTGGCTTATAACCGACGATTATATTACCAAAATAAAACGGACCACCATTAATTAGAAACTTGACGTGCATAGTTCCTCGAATTAATGAATAATTTTGAAGTTTATTTATTACATTGGGGTTTGACAAAAAGTCATGCCATGGATTAAATTGAACATCTAAATACTGTCCATTGGTTAAGTTATGTGATCCAATACGTAAGGGTCTTGACAGAAAGTCACCCAATTCCGTATTCTTTGTAGAAGCTTGTAGTCTAGTACTGTCGGTCATAGTGGAAATATCAACTTTCACTTGGTCTATATCCGTTTGAAACTCCATAGTCTCTTCTACTTCGGATTCAGTAGTAGTCATTGCGCCCTCTTGGCGCATCTCTCCGGATTGCGAGAAAGCTTCAACCTCCGGATCTGAGGTGGTTTCAATCTCTGGATTTGAGGTAAATTCAACCTCTGGATTTGAGGTAAAAGGTGCGAGTTGCTGAGCTTTCCACTCATTGAAGTATTTGGATCCACAGGTAAACTTGCGTAAACCGTCATTCCACTGACCTCGGACAACTCTATCCGGTTCATCCTGTGCGATCTTTATAAAAGATTTAATATATCTAATATAAGTCATATAACGCACATCAACATCAACACCGGAAGATACATTTAATGCCCAAGAGGGCGTATATTTTCCGGTAAGTCCAACAGTCCTGTCCAAAGGCCCAGATTGTGAACGTGCACAAACATCCACCGATGATGAATCGGTAGAATGCCTGCCCACATCCACTTCTAAGGATCCGTGCCTTGTTTGGTGTACATGAACTGGTGTTGTTCTCTCTACGTGGGTGTTTCGAGACTCTCCCCCACAAATTGCCGTTTTAAGACATGGCAAAAACGTGTCTTTTATTGTTGTAAATGAAATACCTGCTTATCAGCTATGTTTAGACTCCTGTCTGCGCGTGAAGCAATGACGCAGTAAGAGTAAGATTTTATTAATACAATAATGTACAGGGTATGAATAGATATGCAAAACGATAAATATATATAAGATTCACTAAATCACTAATACATAAGGGCACATTTCCACTTGGATAACAACTAGATGCAGCTAGCGCCTGGAGTTTAAAGACATCGGCGGTCTGAGTGGTCCTTAAATTCAGAAACTGAATAATCCTCTAGGACCAAGAGGATTAAGTTTGTTATTCGAACGTACCAAATTATACTTTTCTAACCATTCTTCTTCTCGTTCATCGAATGTTTTGTAAAAATTTGGCGAAATAACATGTCGCCAATCGTGCTCGGCAACAATATTTTTAAATTGTTCATGTCGCATTTCAAAATGCTCTCTTCCATGAAACCACAGTTCGCGAAGGGCACCGTCTAAACATTGACGAGCAATTTCTTCTTTCGACACGACTTTGGATAGCATATTGCAATGTAAACTCTTAAAGATTGACTCTTCACTAAGTTTTGCAAGATACATACCTTCTACTCCAGTGGTTGGATCAGAATATTCGGGACGAAAAATTGTAGCACGCTTTAGGAAGTCAGCTTCCTCTAACATGATGTAAGGAACTGATACAGCGTCTTTATCGGCCATAGTATACTCAATACCTTGGGAAGCATAAACTTCTTGCATACGAGTATGATTATACAAAGGCGCTTTGCTCGAGACAGACATTTCATTGTCATCTCCATATGTCATGAGAGCTACATAATCTTGAAATTTGGTAGTCTCTAGACTGCCAGGGGGATAAATTGTATAAAATACACACCTCTGGTAAAGAGAATTAACAATAGAATTAACATAAACCGTAAGATTTTGGCCTGATGGATTTGATCCAAGCAATTCCACAAGATCGCCATTAACGCACATCATAGGATGTACAACATCAGCAACAAGGTTAGACATTATTTTAATATCATCTTCTGTATACTGACTACTAAGTTTAGCTAATTCGATCATAGTGGAGAATGCAATTGAAGTCATAGTGGAAGACATATGTTGGTCATAAGCCTTAAAATCGCCAGCAACCATTCTCTCCTCTCCAAATTTTGAAAGGTGTTTCATAAGTTTATTCCATTGCGGTCCTTGAGAATTAATCCCAACCGCACATTCAGTCGTAATTGGATTACGAGACATACACGCCGCAATTGGCAAATAGTATTGTCTGATCATGCACTGAAGTGTTAATGGAGCGCTTTGAAATACACGCACTTTATCCTTAGTGAGTTTTGTAGGTTCATCCTTGGTACATGCTTTAAAAATCGGATAGGTTCTTAGGCCTTCCAAATAACATTTGCGTGTCTCCCTCCAATTGTCCATAAACATATCATCAAATATACGCGGGTCTGAGATATTTTCATATTCAGTGGGGTCTAAATGTGTTATAATTTCCTCTTTACTCCCAGATAAGGGAAAGCCTTTCGAGGTGGACATTTTCATACTATCGACGAATTTTACTCCATCCTGTCCAGAAATAGTTTCTATTTCTGTTAATGGCCGTAAAGTCTTGAGATCAGCTAACATTCTCTTATTCGCTGTACAATCGTCCAAATAATCATATTGAGCAATTTGTAAAACTTCAAGCGAAAATTCCTGCGTGGCTTTTCCTGCGCCACAATAGTATTTATTATAGGGGGCTTGTGAAGGAATCTTAGTTCCATCTTTCCTACAATTTGCCGGTTTTCCATGTTTATTCTCAACACCACAATGTGATGCCACTGAGTCGGAAATCGGACTTTTGACTACGCTACTTTTGGGTCTGGTAACGTAAGCAGGTAAATCACCATAATAATTAATATCGGCATCCGATAAATAATTAATGGTAGATTTTTTATTTTTTGGCTCTTGGGGCGTAAAATCTTGCCCATAAAGTTGAGTCGTCATATCACCCATAGTGGCTGACAGACGAGTGGCTGGAAGTGTGTCAAAATGTTTATAACACTGCTCCAAATCACCTTTTGTAAGAGTAGATAAATAACCTGCATAATTTTTTCCCGCAAGATGGAAACCAACAATATGACTACCGCTCCTTACGTCAGCAACATGTACTTTCATACAGTCACCGCCTGCTGTCTCCTCTTTATAAGACACAACAGTGGAATTGTGAAAAACAGTTTTATCTGTGCTAACACGCGCTGCTATACCATTACGGCGTGCAGTTCCAGTTTCGGTAGAACCTGTTTGTTTTCTGGTAACCCATTTAGTGGGATTATGATCTTGGGGAATTTCACAAGGAAATAAATGAGTTAGATCTTGTTTATCCGGATATCTAGTATGATAAATAGCTGAGATATCTTTTCCAGGAAAATGATAGACTCTGGCGGGTGTAACTTGTACTTCAATATTGCCACCTGACAAATTTTTAATATCATCTTTCCTTAATTTAAGATTAATCTCTTCTTTATTGGCAACCTCATGGGTAGGTACAAGTAAAATTTGACTCCTTGGAAAGAATCCCGAAGACCATGTTTTCTCATCATAAAGACAAGCAGTAGTGTTCTTGAGAACAATAGCACTAACATGTTCGGCAGGAAGAGTATCTGTCTTAGGGTCGCGCTTAGGCAAGGCCATTGGCGCGGCATTGAGCCAAACATTCTCTTCTTCACTTCCAATATCAACTTCTCCTCCATGGGAGGCTCTGCCAATAATTCCAATAGTTTTGAGCACAGCTCGCACCATTTTATAAGAAACTATGACACCTCCAAAGGTGAGCATAACTTGAATTGATGTTCCAACCATCATTTTCATGGAATGTTTTAAAATTCCGCGCAAAACTCCTCGGCGAGTTCCAAGTTCTTTCATTAAGAACTTTTTCCTCAACAGTAAAGCAATATAAAGATAAGCTAGTATACCAAAGAAATTGCGGAAGAACATATTTTGTCC